CCATTCGTCAACTTACGTTGATGTTTGGTAAGATCCGTCTCCCTTGCTCTCCAGCTCGGGTAGACGGCGCGATCGAAGGGTATGTGGAATGTGAGCAAGAAGTCCAAGAAGCAGCTTCAAACACCAAAGAGGAAGATCGTTTGGTCTTCTCTAGGGTGGCTGCTCTTCTTTTCGGTAGCAACTTCTCGTCCCTCGAACGACGGCTTATTGCCGACGCTCGGGGTGAGGAATTGCTTCGTCCAAGACACGGACCTGGGGCAACGGCTGACAAGCTCACCGGAAACGGTAAGTATGATCAGTCGGAGTGGCCCTTAAGATGGGATGGCTTGTTCCCTTTTGAGGAATTTGCTTTACCCTATCCAATACGATCAGAAACAGACGATCGCCTGGACCGTGTGAACTTCATTGAACCGGAGGCGGAACGACCCGTAAGGGTAATAACCGTCCCCAAGACGCTGAAAGCTCCTCGAATCATTGCGATCGAGCCAACCTGTATGCAGTATATGCAGCAGGCCTTGCTCGGTCCACTTGTCGAGGACCTCGAACGGGACGCACCACCGGAACGTGTCTGGCTTAGCCAGAGCTACGCTTCGATTGGTGCTGTCGACCCCAACGCCAAAAGCGATGCGGTCTACATCCCTAAGAATCTTTCTAGCGCTTTCGTCGCTTTTCGCGACCAGGACCCAAACAGGGTCCTGGCTAGGATAGGTTCCGAGGACGGTCATCTTGCGACGCTCGATCTGAGCGAAGCGAGTGACCGCGTTTCCATTCAGCATGTAGGTGATCTACTTTCACGATGGCCCCTTTTAAAGGAGGCTGTTATGGCAGTTCGATCATCCAAGGCTGACATACCCAAAACCCGTAATAATCCCAAAAGGACTATCGGGCTATTCAAGTATGCGTCGATGGGTTCAGCGCTCTGCTTTCCGATGGAGGCCATGGTTTTTGCAACCACGGTCTTTGTCGGTGTAGAGCGTATGCTCAACCGACCCCTCACCAGGAAGGACATACAGTCTTTCGCTGGTAAGGTGCGCGTCTATGGGGATGATATTATTATCCCCACAGATTATGTGTATTGCGTGATCGATGCTTTGGAGTCTTTCGGCTTCAAAGTTAACACCGGCAAGTCTTTCTGGAATGGCAAATTCCGTGAGTCTTGTGGAGGGGATTACTACGACGGTATGGATGTTACTCCAGTCCGCGTTCGTTGTGTGCTCCCCTCGTCACGCACTGACGCTCAAGAGGTGATAAGTCTTGTCGAAACCCGCAACCAGTTTTTTGAGGCTGGTATGTGGATGACGGCTCGATTCCTCGATAACCAAATCGCGAGAGTTCTTCCTCACTTTCCGATTACTGAGGCTACATCACCTATATTAGGGCGTCGTTCTGTGTTTCGGCCCCAGGCTGATGCATGGGACGACAAACTTCATTCTCCTTTGGTAAAGGGGTTTGTAGTTAAATCTCGTCCGCCCATCTCTATGATGAGTGGTCAAGGTGCCTTACTTAAGTTCTTCCTTAAGCCCGGCAATGAGCCGAT